ACGTGTGCTCTTCCGATCTTATAAACCATTTAAAAATCTTTGGATTAAAATATATCACAATATGAAAAATCGATATAGAATTATTGTAACAAGTTCTACTTTTGTCAATACAAACAATTATAGTGATATTTTAAAATTAGTAAATACAAAAAATGTAAAGTTACTAGATAACGGAACTATTCAAATTGATATTGAAAAAGATAAAAATATATTAATAAATACATTAACAATATTAAAACCAGTACTTATTAGATCTTACTTATATCTTTGTGAAAATGAACCCGTTCACACATTTGGATGTTGTGATTTATCCATCAAATGTTCAGATGCGAAAAAATGCGTGCATAGTGATAAAAAATACGCAAAAGGATGTTATTATAAAAAAAATTTAGAAGCTGGAAAAATTTTTTACGGAAAAAACAGGAATATAGATTAAGTAAAAGATCACTGCTGGTAACAGTGATCTAATGAATGATACTGGTAATATCATTCGAGCATAATAAAAAATTAACTTGGTCGGTTAACACTTTTTATTATGCTCCCATTATAACATATGAAGGGAGTTTTTTACAATGCCGGTATATAAAGACAAAGAAAGAAATACATGGTATGTTTCTATAAATTATACTGATTCATTAGGACAACACCATAAGCATAAAAAAAGAGGATTTAAAACTAGAGAATTGGCTTTAGACTATGAAGCTGCTTATCGAATATCTGATAAAATAATAAAACAGCAGATAACATTTAAACAACTCATAAATGATTTTATCACTTATAAATCAACCCGAGTAAAAGCAAGATCACTTAAAGATTTTAAATATCTTATAAATAAACAGTTAATACCTTACTTTGGTGAAATGATAGTTCAAAAAATAAATATACCAGTTATTGAAGATTTTCAAAATGAGTTATTAAAGAAAAATTATTCAAACAGCTACACTAAAATAATTCAATCGATGCTGAACCGATTATTAAACCATGCAGTACGCAGAATGATAATTGATAAAAATCCGTTTGATTATGTTGAATTTGTTCGTCATGAAAACAAAAAGAACAGTAGTAAAATAAGATACTGGACCTATGTGGAGTATAAAGAATTTAAAACAGTTGTTAATGACCCTGATGACAGATTATTTTTTGATATGCTTTATCATACTGGTATGCGAATAGGAGAGGTGCAGACAAGAAAATGGAGCGATATAAACTGGATCAATAGAGATATTTATGTACATGACAATTGGGACGAAAAGAATCACATATTGTCAGAAGACACAAAAAACGGTAAGCACAGGCACGTTTTGTTAAACAAGGTATTAATTAAGGGGTTAAAGGAAAAATATGCCAGAGATAAAAATATTGACGGTTTTAATGACGACTGCTTTATCTTTGGAGTTTATGATGTGATTTACCAACAGTATTTTACGCGCCTAAAAGATTCATATATATCATTATATAATGAACTTCATAGTAACAAACCACTTAATCGGATTACACTTCATGAATTTAGGCACAGCCATGTTAGTATCTTGATAAATAGTGGGGTGAAGAGTCTAACGATTGCGGAAAGACTTGGACACAGTAAAGAAATGGTAGAGCGTGTTTATGGCCATCTTTTCCCCAGTGAACGTCAGGAAATTTTGAATGTCATAGATGATTTGGAATAAAATTTTATTGCCAATTTTAAATAAATTGGTGCCACAGTGGTGCCACGAGCTTATAAAAAAACAAAAAACCCCTTTGGGACAAGGGGTTTCTAATATCTGTATTCTATACGGGAAAACCATTTTAATGTTTTATTTATCATAAATACTTTATTTTACTTAGCCTAATTTTCATTTATTTTCCCCTATTTATTAAAATAATTATCTTTTTATTCCATAATCGTTCCACGGTTTTTAATTTTTAACAAAAAGCGCTTTACATACGTATATACGTATGTTATAATAATATTGTAAAGAAAGGAGGTAATTAAGTTGTGGATAAGAACAATTTAAAAGACTTACTCGATATTGTATATAAGCTAATTCAACTTGCAATCGCTTTAGCAACATATAATATCTACCGTAAGTCTCACAAGGGGAAGTAATTCCCCTTACCTATAATATATTATACCATAACTTAAAACAATATCTATGAAAAGTGAAAAAATTTTAAATCTCTTGATCGGTCTTATTCTAATAGATTCTATACCTGATTTGCTTGAATTCAACAACTCACTTTTAGGATTCGTAAAATTAATCATTAATATATTGACTGTTTTAATTTGTCTTTATATTTTAAAAGAGGTAAACAAGAATGAATGAACGGCCACAGGAAAAATACGACAAAAAAAATATGGCTTTTGTAAATGCCAAATATAAGAAAGAATTTGTATATGAATTTAAAGAAGCGTGTAAGACACTGGGAATTACACAAAGTGAAGTATTTCGCGAAGCAATGATCGAAACAATTGAAAAAGCAAAAAAAACCTAACTCAAAAAAATGAGTTAGGTTATATTTTTAAATATTTATTATTGATATATATTTTTTTGCCATATCCAGAAGTGATTATACTATGAACTAGTCCCTTATATATAATGATGTATTCTATTCGGGTATTTAATTTGCTACCATGAACATCTTCAGCACCGTGTTTTAGATAGATTCTATTCACAGTAAACGCCTAATTGATTTTGAAGTTCTTCGGACAGTTCGTAATATTTTTTATACTGTCCTTGATAATAATCTCTATCACCTCTAGCATCATAGAGTTCCTGCTTTGTTAGTTCTAGATTGATTTTCAGGTTTCTAGTGGCTTGTTTCTCTTGTACTAAGGCAATTCCTAATAATAGTGATAATAACGCTAGAATAGCTAAAATTGATACTTCAATGCGTTTCATGTCGCTACACCTTTTTTAGATAATTGCCACTTACCCATCCGCTAGGAATACGAGCAAATCCGTTTTTCCATTCTTTTACAGTAACACGCGTACCCTTGTTTAGACATCCATCTTTATCATAATCATGTTTTTTTGCATCTGTACTAAGCTCTGCATATGTCTTACGTGGATAATTTGTCCCAGGACCAGTACGAACACTTAAATCATTGGCAGTTACTTCATAGGTCCCTAGTGATTTTGATGCATTAGAGGGCTTAGTTTGGCTTGTAGAAGAACCATTAGAAACAGCTTCACCAGAGATATATCTATTTCCGTTGTAATAAGCTGCTAACCATCCTGATGGTGTTCTGATCCAAATATCATCACCATTTTTTGCAACTTCTAAGCATGAAACTCTAGTACCTTTATCTAAAGCCCCATCTCCATCAGCATCATGTTTTCTACCATCTACAGTTAATTCACTGTGAGATTTAGCTCTATAGTTTGTACCAGCTCCTGTTCTAACTTTCAATTCAGTTTGTAATGTATAAGTCTTACCAGTTGTATATCCTTCACTGGTTTGTGGTTGAGTAGGTTTTACGGTGTTGCCATAACTAACATTTACATTACCATTTGCAATACAGTCAGCAACATCAGCTCTAAAATCATTCATTGTGTATCCTACGAACTTCCACCAGTGATCAGGATCACCATGATTAGAAGCAACACCCTGTGAATGACCTTCTTTATGTGAAATAATATCATTAGCTGATAATCCAAATTCTTTACACAAATGAGTATATAACTCAATCATATTTTTAATAGCAGCATCAAAATATGCTTTATCTGAATAATCAGCAGGTTCACACATTTCAACACCAATCATATTATTATTACCTGAACCACCGCAGTGCCAGCCTCTATAATTCCATGGCAAAGTTTGAATAATCTCTTTGTCATCTACAAAAGCATGAACACATACTTGTCTATCAGCAGGTCTTGGAGTATTCCATGCTTTTGCAAAACCAGCAGCAGACACATTAGGACACGCAGTAGAGTGAACCATTAACTTTGTAACTTTAATAGTTCTGCCTGCTTTATAACATTCATTGTTTACTAAAAAGTTTTGTTTGATTTCCATATTATTCTTCCTCACTTTCATCTTTATTCAGCTGCACTAATGCATCTTTTAATTTATCAGGGATTTTCACTCCTAAATTAGAAACGTTTTCTAATAAAGAAATTCCCTCATTTGCGATGTAGAAGTAACACACAAGTGTACGAAATACCCATGTGCCAGTATTCATTAATCTATCTAACATCACTGCTACAATTAAGATGACAAGGATCATAAATTTCTTTACAAGTCCTTTAAATCCAACTTCACTGTTTAACAGATTGTTTTGGTAAGCAACGATTACACCAGTCGCATAATCTAAACACATAAATACAATTAAAATACCAATTGCTACATCCCAGCCACCGAATAAATACGTAAAAAAAGTAGCCACAACAGCTACAGTACTATTAAATACTTTTTCCATTTTTTTCATTTTCCTCACCTTCAATTAAAATTTTTTTGAATACAGTTGTCATCAAATCAGCAGATTAGTGCACTAATTCTTCATGCCCTAACTCGATTAAGATTTTTTTAACTTCCTCTTTTAACGCTTGAGGCACTTTGTCATATGTTAATTTTTCATCTAAAATACGATATACTAAAAAGTTGACCATTTTACTCACCACCCATCATTGTTAAAATTAAATCCTGAACCGCTTGTGCGGTTACTTCTTGCTCTCGTTTTAATATTTCTAATTCACTTGGTTTATTCAATTCTTCAAGTTCTTCATCAGTATAAGGAATATAAACATAAATATCTTCATATTCGTCATACTCTTCTTTAGGGGCTTGATAAGGAACATCAATTATTTTTTCAACATCCTTACCACCATTCGGATATTCCGCAATAGTTTCGTAGTGCCATTGCTCCTTAATTTCTTCTACAGCTTTGTGATGTCTAATAAATAATTTATCCAGTTCCAAATGTCCTTTATTTAAATCATATTCTTTTAATTCCTGTGTTTTATCTTCATTAAAAACTCTCATATTTGCTCTCCTTTAAGAAACACGTTTCCACATATAACAGGTTATATATGGCTGTACTGTTGTAGGTGATTTACCGTCAGATTTAACAACCCTGGTAGTATTGCTTGCTCCTTGTGGTTTAGCCCCTGCACTAGCATCCAGCACCATATCATAAGAACCGTAGCCCGATACAACGGGTTCACTGTCATAACCTATAGTATGAACATTTCCCCCGACTGCACCGATTAACGCTCGCAAGTCATATTCTTTACTCCCGCCAGTTTTTTCAACGGTATTAAAATCACTATCGCTCCCAACACCAATTGGTACACGATCTTTACCCCATGCTTCCCATGTACCGCCAAATAATGAGGCTGGTGAAGTAGAATCGACGCTCATATATATAGCCCCAACACGATAAATCATATCCACAATCTTTTGTTTAGTTGGAATATCACTAATATATGCTAACTCGTACGGGTTTTGTCCAACGTTTATTCTTGGCCTATCAGATGAACTAAAGTTTATTTGACATCCTGTATCACCGATGTTTAGAATATTTGAATTATCCAGCTTTAAAAGTCTTACAGTATTACCGTTATTTTTCTTTTGAAGTAATGATAAGTTATTGTTAAAAGTTAAATTTCCAGTTAATGTACCGCCATTCGTTGCTATAAATTTAGATTTTAGTGAATTTAAAGCGCGTTTTAATTTTAGCGTACTTATAATTTTATCGTCCATATTGTTCACCTACCCGAAAATCTCTGTAATGATAGCATCGATATCCGAATCTGTAGCGTAACTCATACCATCTAATTTTGTTTTATCTTCTTTACTCATTAAACCATTTGCAGTAGAACTGGCTAAACTGTAAGTTGTATCTTGTGCGGGAATACCTAAAGCCGTAATATCTGTTTTGGTAACCGCAGCAGCCTGGCTGATATGTCCCGTTGCATCTACAACAATCTTATATAATCCGCTTGCACGGCTTGTATAGGACGGGTGAGTATAGTTATTAAGAGATGCTAATTTATTTTTTTCAGCCGTAGTATAATCGTTTGTACTAAGCCCTTTGCCGCCGACTACATCAACTTTAGCTGCCAGCTTGGTATTCATTTCGGCTTCTGTGTAATAACGGTCATCATGCGTATGTGTACTTGGTGGAAATGTACTCGGTTTCCCTGTAACACCGCTCCAAGGCACACTTGTAGCAGCACCAGCAGTATAAACCTCATATCCCTCATCGGTAGATAATTTTGTATCGTCTACAACGAAATACATCAGACCCGTAGCAGTGACCTTAACAGTATCACCGACTTGAACTGTTGCAGTGGTTAAGGCTTTACGTGCGGTATCATCAGCAACAACTATACATCGTTCCAATGCCCCTTTTGGTATTCTTTCGATATCAATAACACCGCTTTTAATTTTTCCTGCATCAATATCCGTAATATCCGCATTTCCATGTTGATGTGTTTTGTTAGCTTTAGCATCTAAAGCGTTTTGTGTAGCAGTAGAAACAGGTTTGTTTAAATCGCTTGTATTGTCTACATTACCAAGTCCCACTTCGCTTTTTGTTACATTCCCCCAGGCAATAGAGCCAGCGGCAGCACCAGCTTTTAAAACTTTCCCGTTATTTGTTGTTCCAGTCGCTGGAACATGCATATTCCCATCGCCGGTTGGATGTGTATAATTATTAAGAGAAGCTAATTTATTCTTTTCGGCAGTTGTATAATCATTTGTAGACAGCTGTTTCCCATCTACCTTATCAACTTTGCCGTTAAGCAGTAAATCTTCTTTAGCGGCTAACTGCTGACCGAAATCAAGCAGATTATCAGTTGTAATAATTTTACTCATTTTTTTATCTTCCTCCTCGAATATTTTCTATAATATTGTCTATATCTTCATCATTTGCGAAGTTATAGCTTGCTCTCAAATTTGGAGTTATAATTTCTTTGTATCTGTCGGTTACTTTTAATTTGTAAGTTTCAACATTATCCTCCACTACGTCAACAACTGGACTAAAACCATCGAACTCCCCGTTATTTACTCTTTTCTCCAAATCTTCTACTGCATTAAGCATCTTGTCATATAAAAATTCTAAATTCGGATCAACAGGGAGTTCTTCGACATCCTTAGTAAACATAGCCTGATTTATTTCCAGTTTAAACGGATTCATTACCCGTCTTCGTCCTTTACTGTCTCTGACAATCATGGTGCATGTATATACCCCAGCATTAGCAGTCAGGTCCTCAGTTATAATAAAAGAGTTTCCATGTAACGGAACCTCTTTTATTGTCTTACCCTTATATGCAATTTTAAGATCATGTTTATAATCATTTTTAAATAAATCATCATTTAAAAATCGAATGACAGTAACTTCATTATCATACTGGTTCGCAACCTTTCGTGCAGTTACAGTAGAATGATCAGCTTTTAAAAAAATATCAATATAATTGATCATATGTGCCTCCTAACCAAAAACTTCAACAATCATTTCATCAATATCTGCATCAGTTGCATAGCTTAGATCACCGGCACTCGGCATCGTAAAATCCAATACGGGAGCTTCAGGTGTTCCGTGTATTGTTATACCGGGATTGCCGGTTGTTACATTTCCAATAGAAATTTTAGGGGTTGCACCAACCGCACCGATAAAATCACCGTTTTCAAGTTTGGTATTTATTTCATCAACTGTATCATTGCATTTTTTTACTGCATTAGCAGTATCATTTTGCCTCTTCGTCTCATTTTTTTGACGAACTGTTTCATTCCTGCTTACAGTTTCTTCCAGCGAAGATAATTCATTGAGCTTATTATCTAAAGCAGTCTGTTGTTCAGCCGCCTTATTCTGCTGTTTTTCTGCCTCTGCTGCCAGTTCCTCAAGATTTGTACCTATCTCATCAAATCGGTCTCCAAAATCATTCTCAAACAAACTGTCCATATAATTTTTGACAAGGATATGCCATTCGTTTTCTGTAGGCAGTATCACTTTTCCGTTTGGAGCAGCTCTTACTTCAAAGTTAATCTGATTGGTTTTTATTATTTCTTTGACATTCACAAGTGCAACTGCAAGATATAATGGACCACTGGATTCGAAGGCTTCAAGCGGTATTAGATATTTTTCGTTTTCTATTGGCAGTATAATCTTGCAGTATACTCCATTTAAATAATATCCACAGTGGACTTCTTTTATATAGTTGCTGTACGATGAATCATTTTCCAAAACAACTGGAATATTTGCACTGCCCTGTGCCGGTATTTCTATAGTGTCACTGCTTATCGTGGCTTCCTTTCTTTTTATCTTTATTTCCAAGATTATCCACCTCCAAACTTCTCATTTTTACTAATTCCGATTCTAAAAGTTCTATTTTTTTATCAAGTTTCTGTACCTTCTGAATGCACGCCATTGCTAATGCATTATAATCTACAGACAAATAACCATCCTTATCTTTTGTAATCAGGTACTCAGCAAATCTGCTGTCTTTCAAATCATCTGCGATTACACCAACAACATTATTTCTTTTTCCTATATAATCAAAGCTTTTTATTTTTATTTCATCAACAAGGGCGGATATATCTATATCATCGATATTTTTCTTTAAACGTATGTCGGATCCGACATTTATTGGAACTGATGAAGAAATACTCGAACCACTAAGGAAAATATGATTTGAAGCCAACAGCTGAATATTAGTTCCGTCTACAGAAGTAGTAGGAGGATTTGAAGATAAAAATCTAAGCACTGTATTTCCACCCATTATTGCGGCATAATCACCGTTGCCGGCAAAATATATATTTCTTCCTATCGTAATATCCTTATTTGTAGATATACTGCTTCCGTTTATTTCTCCGCCTTCGATTTTAGAACCTTTTACGGTACCTGAAAACTCAGCGTCAGTTGCTTTCATATATCTTGTTACAAGCTCTCCTCTATCCATATCCCAGTAACTGTTGCCCTTCCTGTCACTTAGAATACCAGTAATTATGTAGTCAGCAACTATACTTTCAAAGTTTATAGCCGTTCCCCATTTCCAGTCAGTATCAGTCTCGTTTCTCTTTTTTGATATTTGAATTCCCTGAGTCCCTATGCAGAGTGCACCAAAAGTTGAGCTTTCTTCATCTAAGTCCTCGAACAGAATTGCTCTTACATCCTGCTTTTTTGCAATGTCTTTCTGCGCTCTTAGTGATGTATTAAGCAAATCTATTACACCTTTTATCTTTTCTGCTATAACTGTACCTCCGGGACTTATCGCATTTGTAACAGAAGAAATAATGGACGTTGTATCATTAATATAGCTTGATTCATAATCTCCCAGCGTCAGACTTTCTACTTTTTCGGTTATACAGTCATAGGTCATTTTAATCACTCTTGCATTCGTAACGACACCAAGTTTTCGATGTTTCACATGAACGTTATCACCCAATACCACTTTCAATAGTCCAATATACTCTTTATATTCATCAGTTCTTGAGAGATCTATCATACTAACATTGTAGGCAATCCTCGGAAGGTCAATGCCTGCTTCATACTCTTCTGCAGCTCTTTCTCTCAGTGCTGAATATAGTTCTTCCAATGTATCGCATACCGTAACACCATTTAACTCATCACCTTCCTGAACATCGGCAGATAATTTAATATCAGGATATTCAATTATCCGTTTGTATTTTTTCTGATAGTTATTTAGGAGTGGACTGTTTATGCTTTCATTATCTGGAAGCATATATCCGTTGTACGCTTTAGGAAATATCATCGTAACTACTTCGCTCATATCTACTTTCTCTTCTACACCGGTAAGATTGAAACCAAACTCAGCACGCAGACCATTATCGCTTCCAATTCTTTCGTTTATGTAGATATCAAAATTATCAAAATAAATTTCCCCTCCCCATCTGTTAAGAAATGAGTTCTCGTCATCACTCATTAGACATTCAACAGCATTTTTCTGCTGCCAGTATGCAGTTGAAACTAGTTTTATATCTGAATGGCCATGATACTTCCCCTCAGGATCGAATATAGAATCCATAGCTCCCTGCCCATCAGCCTTTGTCGGTCTTGTATCCCACACCATTACTTCATCTTTTGCATCCATGAATACAGGTCTTGCAGATGCTGTAATACTGTCATCATCTTTCTGCACATTATAGATACGGTAAAGCTGTTTTCCATATGGTGTAGGTACTTTTATCACTGCTTCATATACGAGTATCTCTTTATTTTTTTCAGATGGTGCAGTTAGTTCAAGCTCCCATGCACTGTTCATCTCAAACTCAATTTCGCAGCTTTCTGCTTCAATGACCGCATCACCATTCATATCATAGTTTTCATTTTCAGGGCTGTAAACCTGTATCATTATAAGTACCTCCAGTTTGGTATTATTTTAAGCTCAAATCCTTCTGTTATTGTAATACTGTTTTTTCCTTCTACAAGCATAAGAGCATCATAATCAGCATTGATAGCACTGTTTTGTAAAGTGCCGTCTTCCCGGTATGATACCTTTAAAACAGTATCTATTGTAAGATTTTGACCGACATTGCATTTACACTCATTCCCGTTAACATTTAAAATACATGTTCCTTCACCTTTTAAGATATATACAGGTTCGGCTTCGTCATGGCGGTTTAAAAGAATATCCTCTATATCGTATTCTTTTAAACCAGTCTTAAGATAAGCATATACATCGCATGTGACGGTAACTGTAAACTCTCCGCTCTCTATCACTCTGCGTTCATTTGAACTGAGTTCTATTCTTTTTATACGGTAGTAAATATCAGGGCAGTCACTGAACGATAGTCTTTTATGTCCGCTTTTAAACAGCCATCTTTTAACCTCGTGCCATTTAATACCCCACTGGTATTCAGAAGATATATAGTTCATTTCGATTTCAAACTGTATATCTTCATATGTGCCCATGTCTTCATAAAGTTTCCCGTTTCTGCCCGGAATACTGTATTCTTTGTAGTTTTTAACCGGAGCTGGAAACTCCGGTCGTTTTGTTACAGCAAGTCCCATCTGAACTGATGTAACATCATCCAGTGAAATATAGTACATATCTATACCCCCTTAAATACCAGTTTAGAATGCTGTACCTTTGTCATCCTGCGTTCAATATTCTGATAGATTGGCTTACCATCAAGTGGAACAGTATTATGGATTTCTATTACTGCCTTACTATCCATAGATAGAGCCCTTGATACTGTTGCATTAACATCTGGTGTAAATGACGATGTCATTTCTCTCTGCAGCTGACTAAGAGGCTTTAATGCAAGTTCGCTGTTTTCTTCAATACCAACACCGATACCGGCAGCAAGGTTTTTACCGATAAGATCTCGCATAAGTCTAGACGGTGAATGTATTCCAAATGCACTCATAAGACCGCCCAAAAAGCCATCTGCAAAACTAAATATCTTATCCTTGAGCCAGTTTCCCATTCCTGTTATTCCATTCCAGATTCCCTCAACAATATTTTTTCCGATATCAAGCATTTTACCAGGAAGTGAACTAACACCTTCAACTACTGCACTGACAAGTTTTCCTGCGGCGTCTTTTCCTTTGTTCCAAAGTTCCAGTCCCCATTGAACAATTTTATTTGCTGCATTCGACAACCAGTTCCACATTTTTTCTGGAAGCTGACTGAAATAGTTGATTATACCGTCTACTGTCTTACTTATCCACTCAACGGCACTGTTGTATGTATTAGTTCCCCATTGAATTACGTTATTCCATGCATTTACAAGCCATTCCCATATTTTTCCGGGTAGCTGTGAGAACCAGGTTACTATGCTGTTTATAAATTGAGGAACTGTTACTGTCATAAAGTTTGAAAGGTTAATTCCCCACTGAACGATATGACCTACTATCTGTCCAACAGCAAATCCAATTTTATAAGGCAGTTCATTGAACCAGGTAACTATTCCATTAACAAACTCTCCAATTCTTTCCGGGATAGACTGAAAGAACGCGACGAATTCTTCTATTTTCTGCGGTATTGTCTCAGTAAAAAAAAGAGCTATACTGTCGACAAGCCCCTGAAAAAAGTTTACAACAGATTTTATTACCCCATTGACCGCATCTCTAAACCATTCACATTTTGTATAGAGCAGAACAACAACTGCAATAATTGCTGTTATCGCTGCAATTACAGGATGTGCTGTTATTGCACTAAAAGCACCCGAAACTGCTTTTCCTATACTGCCAAAAGCACTTTTGATTATCCCTGATGCTTTGGTAAACGACGGTCCGAGCTTTGTACCAAGATTGATTATATTCGATATTCCCTGAGCAGTTTTTCCGGCAATTATAAGGACTGGTGCGAGTGCAGCCACAATCAAACCTACTACTGTTATAACTTTTTGAGTAGCCGGAGACAAAGCAGAAAATTTGTTCACAAGCTCTGTTATAACTTTTGCAACATCAGAAACTATCGGGGCAAGTGTTCCACCTATTGCAATTGCAGCCGTCTCGATAGAGCCTTTCATTTCCTCGATTGCACGGGAATACTCACTCATTTGAGAATCAGCAAGTCTGGAAGCTGCCTCCTGATCATTTGTTGCATCAGTATATTTTTTAAGTCCTTCTGCACCGCTGTTCATTAAAACGGTAGCAGCACGCATCGCATCACTGCCGAAAATGGTTTGCAGTGCAGCATCACGTGTTGCTGCATCAAGCCCGCCTAGTTTATTTTGAAGTTCTTGAGCAATTTCAGTAGCTCCTAGCATTTCTCCACTTGAATCTCTCGTTTTGATTCCCAGCTGTTCAATCTTTTCTGCCGCTTTGTCTGAACTAGGAGCAGCAAGCCTTTGAAGCATAGTCTTTAATGACGTACCTGCATCTGAACCTACAATACCGGCATCAGCAAATTTTCCAAGTACTGCTGTTGTTTCCTGAATGGACCATCCGGCATTGTTTGCCTGAGCAGAGCATTGAGCAAGACCTTGAGTAAGCGGCTCAACGTCAGTTGATGAGGCTGCCGCAGCACCAGCAAGTGCATTTACAGCTACTGATACATCTTCGGCGGTTAATCCAAAAGCCCCCATAGCCTGTACCACAACATTCGCTGAATTGGCAAGATCCATTTGTGATGATGCTGCAAGATCCATTGTAGCAACCAGCGCTCCGCCTTTTATATCAGCTGCACTCAACCCGCCTTTTGCAAGTTCTGTCATTGCCTGACCGGCTTCACTGGCTGAAAAGATAGTATCCTGTCCTACCTGAATTGCAAGTTCGCGCAAATCATTCATCTTTCCAACAGGAATATCTAAAGCCCCTGCTGCCTGAGACATAGCATCTTCGAAATTTATTGCAACTTTTGTAGCTGCACCACCGACACCGGCAAGACCTATGCTGAGCGGTGTTAGTTTCTTTCCAGCATTTTCGAGGTTAGTTCCCATTTTTTCAGCTTTGATTCCAAAAGCCTGTACCTTTTCACTAAATACATTTTGCTGTTCACTAAGTCTTTTTATAGTCTGTTCAGTATTTTTGATCTGTCTTTCCAGCTCTATGTATTCAGCACTGTCAATGTTCTTGCCACTGTCTATAAACTGCTGCTGTGCTTCTTTTAGCATATTGAGTTTTTCTTTATTTTTGTCGACAGCTTCACCTAGTACCCTTTGTTTCTTAGCAAGTAATTCGATATTTGTAGGATCTACTTTTAGAGCCTGATTTACTGCTTTAAGTTTTCCCTGTAATTCATATGCTTCGGTATTTGGTTTTTTTAATGCTTTTGAAAGTGCGGTAGTATCACCGCCGATTTCAAGTGTAATACCTTGTAATTTACTTTTGGCCATAACTTCCTCCTTTCATTAAAATCTGTCAAAGTCACGCTGAGTTGCCTGACGTACCTTTCTAGAATCAGATTGATCTGCATCATTTACATTATTAAAAGTGATGATGATATCCAAAAGTTCACCAACATCACTTCTATATATGTCGTATGTACTTAGTCCTATTCTCAGGCATGCAATCATCAGTTTTTGAAACGTTACCGGTTCTTCTTTTTCATTCGATTGTTTTTTTTTGGTTTTACAGTTGGAGTATTTGAATCGCTTAAAAGTTCCTGAATGTCTTCATAAGACGAAATAACCGCAAATGGACTTTTAAACTGTTCAAGCCATTCAGAAACAGGTTCGATTTTTGGATTCGCCTTATAAGCAAGTACCCACGCAATATTTTCTAAAATTTCTGCAACTTCAATATCATCAAACTTTTGATTTTTAAATGCTGTTTCCATTTTGAGAATGTCCGTAAGCATATCTCTCTTAAAAAAATGGCGATACTCTCTTAAAGTACCGCCATTTGACATCATGGGAATCTGTTTATCTTCAATTTTTATTACTTTATACATCTCTTTTTATTCTCCTTTCGTTGGAACAGTTGGAGCAGTTGTAAAAAAGGCAGCATATTTTTCTGAAGATACTGGAACTCTGGATTTTACGATATTACCAAACTCTGTTACCAGCGGAACTGATGTAAACGGAATTGTGGTCGTATTTGGCTCAAGTGTATCCTCTTTTGTATTTCCTTCAATCGAAGGTCTGCTAAAAGTTGTATTGTAAATAATATATTTTGTTGCGTTTTTATCTCCTTCAAACTGGAACATGAAATATGCTAATTTCTGTACCGGGTTTGAAATTTCCACAACCAGCCCTTCCTGCGAAGCTACAGCACCAAGATATTCCGTTTCAAACCAGTCTGGAACTTCTGCCATTTCCAGCTCTCCAGTATAACCGTTATTTGTATTAGTAACATAATATGCTGTATTATCAGCGTAGAATGTATTTGTTTCACCTTCTGCATCCATTGTAAGGTTTACTGCTCCGGGATATTTTTTTGGGATACTGAACGATGGAGTACCATCACTTAAAGTTACTGTACCTACATGGACGTTTGACAGTCCAAATCTTACTTTGTTTTCTTCAGACATCTATTTTCCTCCTATTTTTTTTATTGTTCTTTTTAACAGTTCTTTATTTATATAATCATCGCCGTATTTGAAGTGCGGCTGCGGGGCAGTTCTTCCGCCCTTTGTCAGTGCATGACCGTTTTCTAGCAGATGAGTAAGCCGATATTCGTCACCACTGGCATATATAACATTTTTCTTTTCAGTAACACTTTCATACATTGTACGTGTTTTTAATGAGCGTTTATATTTTCCTTTTCTCTTGATTTTTCTTTTATCAGTTGGAGCATGATCCTTAACTATTTTCAATGCCTCATCGGAAATTTCATCTACAGCACTTTTTGCTGCGGTGGTCACTTCATCACTGTATGTCTCAAGACAGTTCATGATTGCTTTTTCAAGCTGACTGACTTTGATTTTTTTAGCCATATAGACTATAGACTGTCATCATTACCTTTTCTTCATCGAGCCATGACTGTGATGATTTATTCCAGATGATACCGCAGTTATCGAAGTATGATTCCAGTTTTTCTTCCTCCACAAGAGTATTTTCCCTTGTGTATAATTCCAGTTGAACATTTTTAGTACTGTAATAAACTTTATTGTCTGCATTGAAATTATCACTATCAGGTACGAGATATACCATAAACGGAGGTGCTACCTCTCTGCTGAAATGACTGAATCTGCACTGAACAGTATAATTTTCAAGTCTGTTGATTATTTCTTTTATCGACATATTTTATATCTGTTCCTTTCAGGGTGATATATATGCTCGGTGGTGCGGTGTCATACTTCGGCTGTTTTAAAACAATCTCATACAGTCCTTTCTTTCCTGTTCTGTAGTCTCTTGTCTCGATAATATTGCTGCGTTCAAACACATCTACACACTCCATCGGTACTGATATCATTCTTTCTATCGTATTTCCAGATACTTTTGCATCCATAAATCTTTTGACTCCGAATGTCCTGTTTCCAAAAGATATCTCATTAAATAGATTTTTTTTGATGATACCATCCTCAGCTTCTAAAACATTTATTACGCCATCATTAAACTGCTCATTTTGTGCTTTATTCCTGCTTGCCAGCATATTTTCTCACCTTTGCCTTATTGATAAATGCTATGATTTCTTTTCTGTAATTTACATAGAAATCATCAAGAGCGTTTGCACGTTCATACATTACACGGTTCAGGAAAAGGCGCTGCGCTTTTCCTGGTTCCGTATAAATATTATTAACTCCGCTCTTTTCATCAAGATCAGCTACGGAGTTAGAAATAATGATTTTCAGCTTTTTTTCCGCTGATTCATCAATCCATGCCAGCCCGAGAAAATCCTTTGTCAGTTCTAACAGTTCCTCTTCCATACAGAGTCTCTATCCTGCCGCCTGAGTTTTTACTGTACCCTCTACCGTTGTAGTGATTGGATCGGTATTAGTTACTTCGACTTTTACAACCGCTGGTTTCAACTGACTGATATCATGGTACTGGAATGCATTGTTATCCATAGGCATACCGTTTCCGTACAATTTGATTTTGTATACCCTGTTGTCTTCAAGGAACTGGCAACTGTCATCAAATTCAAGTTTACCGTCCTTTGAACTCATACCGATACCCGCAAAATATCTGTATCCTAATCCTAGAACAGCTTTTCCTGAAGCAACTGCCGGTGACTGAATGATAGTCATCGGGTAAGGAAGAACATCATTTCTGTAGGTGCCATCGCCACCCATTACTGTTGTAGCTGGGAATACTTTTGTAAAATAGTCAACAGGATTTACGATATAAATTACATCTCTGATGGTTCGTGTTTTGTTGTTGTCATCAACTGCTAATTTTGCGATTTCTGCACCTAATGTTGCCGGCTGAAAATCTTTAATAACGGTTGCTGATTTAGCAGTATATTGAACATATCCGCTTTGTGCGCTTCCTGATGTCAGATTAGCAATCATCCCGATTGGACCCTGATCTGTTCTCAATGAATTGATGATTCCATCTTCAAGTCCGTTTGCTAATGCATCGTACATGATTTCTCTAACGTATGTATCAAGCCATGATGGTCCTAAATCAAGCATTGCCTGTGACACTGGAATAAAAGCAGATAATTTCAAAAATGTCATATCAACTTCACTGAAAGAACTTTCCAGCTCCTTAGTGATTTTATCTGTTAATTTTCCCCATACCGCTTTAACATATCCATTTTTGTTGACAAGGAATTTGATCATTCCCATAGTATTTTGAAAATTGATTTTTTCAAGCAGTGGATGCTGAGTTCTTAAATCTTCAAACACTGAATTAATAACTGTTTCCGGCATAACAAGTTCAGGATTTGTTAATGCCTGTTTAGTATCCGATGCCCTAAATGCCTCTGCCAGCTTTTCATAATATTTCTTTTCAGATGATGTAAGCTGTCTTACTCCTCTCTGTGCAAGAATCTGAGCATCATTATTACCAGCTAACTCATTAGCTCTTTCTAAAATGTTCTCTTCGATATTTTGAGCAAGCTCATTTAAACAGCTGGTGTATGCATCACTGTCCTCGTTATGCATAGCTTCAACCATCTTCGTTAAAATCTCTGCTCTTTTTTGATTCATAACTGCTAATGTCATTTATCTATTCCTCCTCTGTTTTTTGACATTTAAAAAACCAGCCTTTTTTCTGTAACGGCTGAGTATTGTTCAACTGTTTTTCAAGTTCTTTATTCCTAAGTACGAGTTTTGCTAGTATACCGTCGTGCAGTGACTGTTTGACTGTGTCCTCTACGATTTCAGTTGCAAAACCATAACTGAGTGCTTCGTCTGCTGTTATCCATTCCTCACGGTCCATCATCTCTTTAATCTGTTCCTCGCTGAGACTGGAACATAATTTATAGATTTCAACAGAAGGCTGAGTGATTTTCTCTATATCATCAGCAGCTTTTCTTAATGCATTTGAATCACCTGCTGCATAAGTCCATGCATTGTGGATCATAAGCAGACTTGACCGTGGCATTTTTCTTTCAGTTCCAGCCATAAAGATAACCGATGCTGCACTGCATGCAAAGCCGTCACACAATGTTGTAACAGTTCCCTTGTAATTCTTTAAAAGATTGTAAATTGCAAGTCCCTGAGCTACTTCACCGCCATAGGAATTGATTCTTACAGATAAGTCTTTTTCACCAAGCTGTGCAAGTTCTTTTGCCATGTCATAGGCGCACACCTCATCTTCATACCACTTATATGAGGTGATATCTCCATAAATATATAATTCAGCATTGTTTTCATCCTGATTAGTCAACTGATAAAAATTATTCTTCATCTTCATCACCTCCTTTCAGTGCTTTCATGAGATCTTCGACTGTAGAATAGTTCTTGGTCATAAAGAACTGATTAGCCCATGATTCGTCGATTCTGTCAAAACCGCAAATCTCACGAAGATCGTTGATACAAGTAAATCCGCTTGAAATGAGCTTATCAATTGCTGTAGCAACATCAAGCAGGTCGATATGTTTGATTGCTTTTGTATCAAATTTTACATATGTGCCTTTCAGTATCTGTCCTTTTGTAAACAGTTTTCTGTTCATTTCATCGCTGAACATCTCTATCAGCGGATCAATGCAGAATGTCAGAAAATCATTAACTGCTTTTGAAGTATCCTGTACATCGCCGTTGGCTATGGCTGAGGGTACATTGAACGCATTTGCCGTAAGAGATATGACATCGTCAAGCAGCGCTTTGAAATCCCTTGTAGTAGACTGTGTTCCTTTGTTCTCCAGCTGCTTATATTCATACCCCTCAAATAAAGGCAGGACAGCATTTGCATTTGAAAAGAATGTCTTAAAATCCTCATTGACAAGCTGTTTGAAATAATCTTCAAACTCATCACCCTGCTCTGCAAACTGGTCTATTTTCAAAATTCCCTTGTTGCCGTTTGCAACAAGATAGCTTGAATACGCCGCATTGATAAGACCGGCATAAAGAGAAAGAGTGCCGTCAAGATAGGTTCTAAGATTTTTAGAATTCAGCTTAAAATAAAAAACCTCGCTCATTCTGAGGTTTCTGGAATATGTAAAACTGTTTACTGTAACATGCTGAAAATAGTGTTCGAAAAATGCAGAATCATCATTCAGCTGATAGTCATCTGCAACATAAAGCTCTTCATTGTTCACTACTACAAGTGCTTCATTATTTTCATAAAGATGATTGATCAGTTTTGCCCAGAACTGTGTAGCACTTTGATTCCTGTTTGGCTGAATATTCCATCTGTACCACTCATCATTCTTTACCCGCCTGTTGTTTTCATATACATTTACGGTACATTTTGAAACCGCATTTGCTATCTTGTTGGAAATAAGATTAAAGGCCAGTTCCCTAACCATAATCTCACTTGCCAGCTGAAAACATACAGCTTTGGTATCCGCTTTTTTGGGGGCAGTATCTTTGCCTGCAAGCCATTTAAAAAAATTGAATGCCATAATTCACCCCCTTTCTAAAAGGTACTCACGCGTACTCTTTTGCGTGCTCTTGATACTTTATATACAGGTGACAGCTTATCTTCGCCGCACATCGAATGCACAAGTGCCATGAATGGATCCGTCTTTCGTGATTTTGGTTCGATCTTTCCAAAAAGAAAGTTTCCCATATCAAGCTCACCATCTGTGGCAAGCGTTGACTTTTTTGTGCGAACGAGTTTTGTATTATTCGTTGCCCATCTTAAATGAGGCTGTTCACCCCAGTAAAAATACTGATTAGCAAAACATCGGTCGATTATCGGGTATATCTTCATGATATGTCTTGGTCTTATAAGAATAATATTTTTTCTTTCAATCGAATATCCAATTTCTTCAAGGCAGTCCCGCAAAATATCATATCTGTAGTCATCTAGGCAGATGGCTTTGATACGGTAGATTCTTCCTTTTTCCCTGATATATTCAGCAATCATTTTAGGTCTGATTTCGACATCATCAACCAGCTCAACATATCCTTTTTCCGCCCAGTCCATATACGGACATGTCAGTCGTGAAATTTCCGGATTGTTCATGCATATCCATGCTTTATTCATATCGATTCTAATGTCTCCATCCTTAAAATGAAGATTTACAGCTGTCCAGTCGGTAGTTTTAGAAAAATCGATGCCAGCTATACACTCATGACCGCGAAGTTTTCCGTCATATATTTTGTCTGTTTTTTCAAGATTCTCCCAGCTTGTGACCGCAAGTTCACTGTTGGACTCTCTTATATTCATTCGTTTTGTCATAAAATCCGGAAGTCTTGCAGGATTTTCTTTCCATTCACGATACTCTTTTCTGATTTCGTTCAACAGATTCGGCATGTAAAAGAGTGATGGATTAGCCATATACCAGTTCTTTTCATCATGCACATCATTTTTTGAATTCAGCCGGCATATAAACGGAAGCAGTCCGTCATCCGGCTTATCTTCATAAAGTATTCCTTCACATTTTTTTATAAGTTCATCAAGCGGACCGTCAACCACATTTCCATTAGTCGTGTAGATCGTACGCCTGGGATGTTTCTTTTTTCCAAGTCCAGTAGTAAAAACATTGATATTGTCATAATTTTCATAAGCATGGTACTCATTAAAAATAACACAGCCTGAACGCAGACCGTCCTTTCCTTTGGCGTTGTTTGTATGTCCGTGAATAAACGAATTTCTTTTAAGTCCTCTTATACTCTCCTGAGTCCAGTGAAAAAAACGCAGCATCTTCTTTCTGTTTCTTTCAAAGGCTGTTACGATATCCTTTGCAGGTCGTTTTGCCTGTGTTTCATTATTTGCACATATATCCACATCATACTCATTAACAGGATTGTATGGACTTATAAGCGAAAGAGATTCAAGTGATATAGTACCATCTTTGCCGTTTCCACGTCCCATCAATATCAATGCATCGGGCCACCTTGGAAGCCCGGAATTCCTCCAGTATGTACATAAATGCAGCCCCAGAACAAATTCCTGCCATTCAAACATCCTTTCAAAATCAAAATATTTTGATAATCCAAAATAACTTTCTGCCTGTTTTATATCAACATAAATATCATCATTTTCAAAAGTTCTGATTATCAATTTTCTAAGTGCCCATTGATCTTCGCAGAATTTTTCGCAATGATCATCCATAAAATCAAAATATCTTTCAACAAAAAAAGGAAGTCTACAATTCATCGTCACTTCCTCCTGATACAGTATTTTCACTTGGCTTTATTCCCAGATATTCCAGAATTTTAATCATCTGCTGATTATATTTAAGCAGCAGATCATAACTTTCATTTTTCTTTTCGATTGGCAGTCCTTTAGAATTATAGGTTGTGATCCTAACACCGTTTTCATCGATATCTTCCTGAAGAGTATCCTTTTTAACAAGAAGAAAGATATAATCTTCTACAAGGTCCTGAAAATATTTTCCATCAAGCCCTTTGTACTTAAGCTGATTTTCTAAATCTTCTCTAATTCTAGACTGCTCTGCTGTTAGATTTTTTTTCGGTATCCGCATAAAATCACCTCCTCATGTACACGCGCGAATTTTTTATGAAATGTCATCCCCACTCCCCGTTCTCCAGTAACAGGTTTAAAGACCGGATTTTTTTGACGGGGGGGTATCTGTTTTACAACCTGGTCAGAAAATAATATTATTTTGTATTTTTATTTCTGCTGTTTCTTTTTTTCTTTGTAACAACTACAAAGACTTCATGTCCTCTATAGTATGTTACAGTTTTCTTATTACCATCTTTCCTCATTTACAAATTTATCCTTTCCAGTTTCAAATTTATGGCGTTCATCTGTATGTTCCAGCTCGTGACAGCTGAAACATAAAGTTTCCAGATTGCTGTCCTCTAATGCAAGTTCCGGATAATCACGCAGATGCTTTATATGATGAACATATGCCCGCTGTGATTTTTCTTTTGCTTTAGGTTTGACGATAGTTACTTTACCGTTTCGTTTACACTCCTGACATTCACAGTGATCACGTTCGATAATATGCTTTCTTTTATTCTTCCATATGCTGCGAATATAGAATGCATGCATATCGTCTTTCCTTATACACTCGTTAATAAATTCAAGTAGTTTCTCATCCATCTTTTCTGTCACCTCATTTTAAACTGCCAGCCATGCAGGACTTGAGGGAGAGGAATGTCATACATGATTGACAGTTTAAAATAAAAGAAACCCTTTCGAGTTTCTTCCTGTAAAGTGTTGATTAACTGTTGTTATGGCGTTCTTTCAAAACTTCCACAATATCATAATAACACGTTTTTAGCGGTCACATTGTGACTTCTTTAATTTTTTTATTTCCTTTTTTATTAATCGATGCATATATGACCTATCAAAACCATAATGTTTAGCAACCTTAGTATGATTTAATTCTCTAATATATAAATCAACCATCATAAGTTGAATATTAAACGGCAGTCTATTAAATAATTTATCAACTGATAATATAAACTGTTCATGTTCATTTCTCTGTCTGATGAGTTTTGATTCATCTTCTATCAGTGAGAGCATCCCTTGATGACTGAACGGTTTCTTATTTTCAATCATGTAGTCTTTTGGTGCTATAGAAGCTACTCCTACAAGTTCTGTATTTATAGCTTCTAACTGACAATTTATAGCGATTATTTTTTTGTTATAATAACCTGAGCTCTGCACATCTCTGATAAATTGATTTATATCAGCTTTTGTTACCTCTTTTTCTTCCATTAAGCCTCTCCTTTAATGTTTCATAATTATCTGCAATATAGATATATGTATTTATGTCCAGTCCACTGTACTTCTGCCTTTCATGGCTGTATATACTTGGCTGCTTTGGATAATCTTTAAATACGTGATTAATAGCTGCTTCATATCTTTTAATATAATCAGACAGTACCTCATCACTTAAATTCTCATTCTTCATACGTTGCACCTATTAAATCTGCTAAATCCGTTTTAGTTGCAGTGGCTTCCAATACTTTTCCTCTTTCAGAAAGCGGTGCTAATAGATAACGATATATTAACGTTGTAGCTATATCGTCAATATCATCTATTAAATATTCTTTTACATTATTTCCTTTATTACCATAATTGATCAATTCATCAAGGGCTATAGGAAACAAAATGTTTTTATTCATTTTTTGAGACATCTCAAAAATATCATAAGCACGCTGAACATTTGGACAAACAATATAAATAGATCTATTATGTGCCTTATTGATAAGTCTTGTTGTTTTTCCTTTGCGTCTTGCTAATTTAATCAGTTTCATTATTATTCTCCATTTCAGCTTTAATTATCAATCTTTTTGTACTTTCAGAAAAATTTCTAAAAAATATCATCAATACAAATGACGTTGCAATTATTTTTAGTCCCAGTCCAAATCCAAACCAAATAAATATTATAATCCCACTAATAAACGCAAATACGCTCAAAGTTATTATATAATCACTAATCTCTTTGATTTTTTTTAAAGAATCTATTTTTTCCATTCTTCCACTCCTTTAAACGCGCAATATATCCAAGATGTTATATTGCATTTATATTTTCTCTCTAATCCCTTGCTACATAAGCGATTAGAGAGATTTTTTTATTAAAATAGTTTTTGTTAAATTTCTAAATCCTCCTATGTCCTTAAATCTCTCTTATTGCTTAATTCATAAGCAATTTGATTTTCTTTATTGTAGCCTATTGGAATGATTGATTTAGGACCGCTTCTGTTTTTTTCGATTACCAGATAATAATTTTCTGCATTGCTTTTTTCGTCCTTCCAGACAAATATAACCTTGCTTGCACTTTGTTCCAGCTCACCCGAATCTCTTAACATTGATAAATTAGGCTGTTTTGCATTTTTAGTTGCTTCCCTATTCAATTGACAAAGTCCAATAATCGTACAGTTGTTGTCCAAGCTCATTTTTCTTAGCTCCTTGGCTACTTCTGTCATTTTTTCATAACTGTTCTTAGCCCGTACACCAATAAGCCCTACATGGTCCACAAACACTATAAAATGCTTATCGCTTTTGTAGCTCATAATAAATGATCTTAATTTATCCAACGTCGATGAATGATTTATAATGTCAATATGTCTTTTTGAAATATCATCAATTGCATTATTAACAACATTCATATTTTTTTGTGGCAGTGTTTCATAACTCTCTAGCATTTTTTGATTTAATTTTGAATTAATTGAAATAAGCCTTTGATACAGCTCCTCTTCTACCATTTCGAAATTGAAATATACACAAGGATAATTGTGAGACAGATCATCCATCAAATTTATAGCAATACCCGATTTACCTACACCGGTAGCACCGGCAAGTATAACAAAGTCATTTTCCTTTAAATTAAGCTTCTTTTCTAAATTACTAAACCTTGTAAATTTGATATTGTTCTTATGCTTTGTAATCGAGCCTTTAAGCAGTTCTTTAGTAAGTCGAGTAGATGAATATGATCCCAAAGACGTAAAACTGTTCACATCTTTATAAAATTCATCGATATCAATCTCACCGATCTGCATTTTTTTAGCAGTTGCTAATAGAGCTTTTTTCTTGTATTCCTTAACTGCATAATCCTGATACTGTTCAAATAGAGCAGTTGTTGCGGTACTTGTAGAACAGGCAATAACAAGATCAACATCAATTCCCTTTACTGCTAGGATATCCTCTAAAATAATAGTTTTATTTTCCTTATACGACTTTTTTATAGCAGTAAATATATCC